GTTACTAGTGGTTTAACATTAGAGGCTTGGGTCAAAGCTAAAGACTTCCACTCCAGTTACAATATAATAAATAAGAAGACCAGTTGGAATACCATCGGGTATGGAATGTATAGACACGTAGATGGTCATAGGATCTTCTACGAAGCAGCCAACGGGTCTGACAACCACCAACTATCATCAGACTTAATACTACTAGATAGCGATTTAGACTCTTGGGTTCACATAGTTGTAACTCACAACGCTATAACTGGTGTTGTCAAATTCTGGAGGAATGGAGAATCAAAAACAACCATAATGAATTCATCGGTGCTGACTGGTGATATAGGTACCAACACTGAGCCGCTGCGAATCGGGCAAGGTGATGGTGGTAGTAACGTTGGCCAGAACTTCAATGGAGTTATTGATGATGTTAAGGTATATGATAGAGCTTTGACCGCATCAGAGGTTGCACAGAACTATAAGAAGGGTTTAAGTTTTCACACGTCATGAAGAAGTTACTATATGCACTACTACTATGTAGTACCATAGCTAACGCTCAGCTACTGCGGTTCGCTACATTCTATGCTAGCTTCTCAACTGGCACACCCTTTGCTGAGAACCAAGAGTTTATGGTGGATGGTATAGCTGGTTCAGGTTACTTAGTGGAGATGACTCAGGTTAGTCAACCAAACTATAATATAAGCATCGGGCTAAGGAAGGTAGCTAGATTCGACTACCAAGTAAAGAGAGGTAATTTCTATACTGGTTCCGAGAACGAGGTTAGTGATTATGCTACAATATCTAATGCTCCAGGTTTAGAGTACTTGTTTGAGTACTCTTCTATAAGGAGTAGGGGTATGAAATTTCAGCAGCATGAGTACAAGGTTAGGTATATATCGAATAGGTTTACCACTAGAGCTACATATGTTAATGATGGCTTGATAGATCTTAAATATACTCAAGCTGAATTCAGGTTGCGAAAGAACTTCGGTGGTTTAGATATAACGGCAGGTATAGCTCATAGAGCTCATCCAGTCTACGGTCAATCACCAATCAACGATTGGTTCTCTAAACCAGAGAATAAACACTGGTGGCAGTTAGCTAATGAGTTTGGTGCTACTAGTGATAATAACGAGGTTTGGACTTTGAACGATGAAGAGATTGCAGACTCAGATAGTGAGTTCTATACGTACCATTTCGGTGACTTGGTCAATAGATACAACAGAGAGCAATTAAACCTCTTAGGACTGCAGCAAGAGGCTTCAGTTGTAATAGGTTTAGACTACTACCGAAGTAATAAATCTGCTTGGTTCCATAGTTGGGCTTCCGTGTATCCAATACACTTAGGTATTAGCGAATGGTCATACGAATACCCAGGTAGTGATACAGATTGGGATTTAGGTTTGGTTACAGGTTTTAAGTTTAATAAGCACTTTAGCTTATTCATAGAAGGTAGATACCTTAGGTATTGGGATATTAAGTCTTATGAAATGAAGACAGGAATAAACTATTTAATATTTTAATAAATGGCGACTAAGTTAAGTGAACACAGTGAAGTACAAGTTAGTATAAAGACATTAGGAGGTATAGCAGCTTTGATTGCTACACTTGTTGGGATGTGGTTTACGCTACAGAGTGATATTGCAGAGGCTAGGAAGCTACCTGAGCCAGCAGACCCCGTCATCACTCGTATGGAGTTTGACATGAAGGATAAGCTTGTAAGGCAAACCATAATGAATACTCAAGAGGATGTCTCTGAGATTAAAGAGGATATGAAACTTATTAAACAAAAGTTGTATGAATAAACTACTTCTAATCGCATTCCTAATATCTAGTTCTTTATATGCTCAGTATATACCACAGGACAAGTTACTACACTTAGGTGGTAGTTACGTTATTAGTTCTGCTGTCAGTGCTGTAGTTTATAATAGGACAAAGAATAAGAAGCGAGCAATCATATACGGTCTATGCGCTTCTATAGTAGCCGGAGGAATAAAAGAGATTTACGATATAAAAAATGGACAACCTGAGTGGAGTGATCTAGGAGCTGATGTTGCTGGGTCTATACTAGGTGTTATCACAATCAGAGTAGCAATATGAGATACCTGTTATTATTATTAATACTAACCACTAATGTAATAGCTCAAGAGTTCGTTACGTCTAGTTCATTTGAAGCTAAGACAGCTAAAGGTATTACTGTCGTAGAGTTTTGGGTTGAGTGGAACGCTAGTAATGAGGTAGCGTTTTTAAGTAGTTTAAAGGATTGTTCAACCTATAGGGTTAGCATAGCTAAGAGTGGGGATATACAGAGCGAATATAAAGTTGTGTCTGTTCCCACTGTAATTATTTTCGATAATGGCGTAGAACAAAGTAGGTTTAACCCTAGTATAATGATGCAACTACCTGCTACCAAGAGTGAAGTACAAGAAGTAATAGATGAAATAATATTTAACAAATTCCAGTAATGATAAAAGAAAGAATCAAAGAGGTAGTATGGTTAATAGCAGCCATGGCAGTATTTATCTTTATACTAATAGGTGCATCGAAAGCAGTCAATGCGCAACAACAAACAGTATTCGTAGAATGTACAGCAGGTGAGTTCCCAGGTGAAGTCACGTGGCAGATCCTTACTTGCAATGGTGGTATATTATTAGAGGGTATAGCACCTTACTTGGGAGCTGTAGTCTTACCAGAGTATTATCAGATTAGTATGCAAGACTCTTACGGCGATGGTTGGAATGGCGCGTACTTATATGTGGACCAAGAAGAATATGGTTTCTTATCTGATGTTGATTGGATAGATTCACTAGGGTCTTGGCCTCAAGAGTTTAAGGAACAATTAGTAGATGTTGGTTGCTTAACCATAGGGATTGAAGAAGTTACTAGTGAGGTATTCAAACCTCTGTACTTCTACAATCTAATCGGACAAGCTGTAAAACCAACACAAGGAATGTACATCGTGAGTGATGGAACATTAACTAGAAAAATCTATATACAAAGATAAATGAAGTGGATAGGACAACATATATGGGACTTAATATCGAGATTCAGGAGTGATGTCTACTTAGATGATGTTACAGCTGGGACTGTAGCCTCGACTGACTTCCTTGGAGTTGATAGCGAAGGTAAGATAGTTAAGACCACTGGTGGTTCTGGCGGTGGTATCTCAGAGGAGTACTTAGCTTCTAGAGGTGAGAACTTAATCACTAACTACTCAGGGTTGTTAGGTACTAACTACAACTTCCCTAACTTCACCTTTGACGGAGCAGTAGCCAATTCATCACCTGGGTCTTTTAAGTTTGTAGGAGATGATCCCAACTTTAACCCTGATGGGTCGTGGTCCTCCTCGGGAGCTTTAAGATCCTCGGAGTTCATGGTCGTAAATGCTAATAAGAAATATAAAGTATCTGTAGATATAAAGACACTGAATGGTTTAGGTAGGTATTACATGTTTACTGATTGCTATGATGTTGATAGTTTAATAATTACCTCCAACTATCATATGTACATAGCTAATACTTTAACTACATTAGCACTACCAGTGGCTGATGGCGATACTACGGTGACACTAACCGATAGTAGTAACTTCAATAATGGAGGTACAGCTGGGGTTTCAACTCACTTAAGATCCTTAATCATATGGGAGTACGTTAATAGTTTTGGTTACAAATATCCGCCTGAAACATATTCTAGATTAAACTCTGGGTATGAAACATGGCAACCAGGAGCGATAAATGGCAATGTTATAACGCTCAGAATACCTTGGAATAGAGGTGCATATCCAGCTGGTACTAGACTAAGTAACGGTAGCGCTGGTGGTACATACAAGTACAACGTGTTTAGTGGTTATCACCCACTACAAACTTGGTCTCACAAGACTGGATATATGGATGGCGTGGACTATTCAGGTGGGAATGTGAACAGCAAGTTCAACCCAGGTACGGCTAAAGTTAAGGTAGGCTGGTTACCAAACTACCGCACACATGCCGACACAGACGCTAATAGGTCTTGGGTAATGGAAGAAACCGCTTGGGTGACGAATCTATTCTTTGGTTTAGATTATTCCTCAAGCGAATTAATTATCGATGAGGATAATATGTCTAGTAACCTAGATGATTTTGTTCCAAGTCAACAGTCAGTTAAAGCTTATGTTGATACTGAGGTAGCATTGAAAGCAAGTTTAGCAGGCGCTGATTTCACTGGTGATGTAAATACTACAGCCTCAGTAAAACTTCACCATGGCTCTTTAGATTACGGGAGGTTTTACGCTAATTCAGAGGGTTTCAACTTTGATACGGAAGCCAACAGGCACGTTATATTTAAGAAGACGGGGGTTGAAACAATGCGAATCGATACAAGTGGTAATATGGGGGTTGGTATTGCTTCCCCGACAGAGAGATTACATGTTTCAGGTAATGCTATAATTAGTGGGGACTTAGCAATATCTGGTGGTGACATATCACTAGGCGGTACTGGTAGGATACAAGGGATAGATACTGTTACAGATAGTACTGACGCAGCTAACAAAGCCTACGTTGATGCTAATGGTGGTGGTGGTGGAGTTAATTTAATAGACAATGATACTACAACTAACTTTGGGTCAACATCTACTATAACCATACAGGGTAACCACGTACAGACTTTTCAAAATGGAGACAACAATGTGTTAGTGAACATAGGTAGTGGTATATCCACTGCTAACGCTTTTTCTATAACTACAGATCCAATAGATACTATTGAGGGTACTAGCACAACATTCAAGATAGGTACACCACATAATTCGACAGGTAAGAATTTCTACGTTGGAGATTGGGGTGGTAGCAGTAGTAAGAGAGCAACGAATAATTCATCAATAACCTTTGGGCCATCAAACCAGGCAGGTAACATGGAGAACGACTCCAAGATAGTGGTAGTGGTATATGGCCCTGGGGACAATACAAATACTGGTGCTGGTAACATGATAGCAAGTCACGTGCATACTATTACTACTAGTGATTCCTCAACGGCTAACGGTATAACTATAACTTCCACAAACTTCATATTAGATGGTTATGGTGATAAAAGAAAGGCTAACATAACGGTGGCTATAAACCCAGGTATCATAGCTTCAGATTGGGCTGCAACTAGTGGTTTAACAAATCACAGTGGTAGTCAGAAATTCTATAGGGTTAGTATAGCTCACAAGAGTAATGACTTAGTTGATACATATGGATCTATCTTTAATTCAAGTGAGTTCTTCTATGACGGATCAACGGTTCAACCTGTTGGGTCTGATGCCACCATATCTCTAGATGCTGGGTCTACAACTAAATACCTTAGTAACATAAAGTATTACTCTGGGCTAGACTGGACTGTTAGTGGTAGTGATATAGCTAATATATCCAGAGATACTAGAGCTAATAATTATGATGGAATAGTGAAATTCACATCAGGCGTAAGCACAGACACTGACAGTCAAAGGTATTTTAGTTTATCAGGTAATAGCACTAACGATGTTAATTTAGATACAAACACTTATAGTACTGGTTGGGTATTAGCTGCTGATAAGTACACTAAAGACACTGTAGTTCAAGGTAAGTTAAACTATATATTTGGATCTCTAGCGACCGCTGGTTCGGGTACAAACTGGGTTGATGATAGTGCTAGAGCGTGGAACACTTATGATGGTAACAGTAGTGCATTATCCGAACACTTTAGGGAGGAGGAATATAGGTTACCTGAAAATACTATAAGCACTTGGAATACTAATTCTATATCTAGCTCATTACCTACATGGGAGGCTCTCTCAGTTTCCGGGGGTATGACAGAAGTTGGTGCTACTATAAATAACGCTCATGATACTAGTAAAGATTTACTACTACAGGTACAATCTAGCGGTAGTAACTTCAAGCTTCAACACCCTCACAACTTTAATGGGTTAGCAGCTAATCCCGTTCAAGATAAGTTCACTGGAACTGCTCCCGGTACTGGTAATAAAAAGTATTATAGATGGTTCAGGTTTAGTAGTGCTGTAGATAACTTTGAATGCGATATTACAGGTATGACTAGAGCTAACTACGGCTCCGATGAGGGTAATGGTTATATCAACATAAAGTTCAGTAGACCTGGAGTCAACAATACTTGGGTACCTCTAGATCCAGATCAAGGTTACCAAGGTGGTACCGCTGAGGTAAGCTGTTGGAATGCTGATAACAGTGAAGTCTCTGGCCCTAGTTACATATCAGATCAAAACATATTCAAGTGTAATTTCGGTGAAATATCACAAGTGTTTGTAATGGAGATCACTATGAACAGTAGCTTCTCCCGTAACATAACTTCAATAATACTATCATAATGAATAAGGTAAAAGTAATATTCGAAAACGGTAAGTACTTCTTAGAAGTGCACAATGAGGATTTAAGTGGTGTATATACTAAGCTTGAGTTAACTAAAGATGAATTAACATCGTTGAGTGGAAAGATAAATAAATATGTAGACTAGTATGGCAAATTATCCTAGTAATAAATTACGTGACGTTGGTTACAAGTTCTCTGCTGGTATACTAAGTAGTGATCCTGATGTGTCATGGCACGCTGAGCAGTTTGGTTTGAGTCCAAACCAGTTAGCAAAAGATGTGTGGGCTCAGGAAGTCCCCTATGCTGCCTCTGGTAATGCTGACATTGCTATTGGTAGTTATTCTTATATATCTAAAAAAAATATAGTACTAGTATTACAGCCGAATACTAATGGTACGCTGTGGTTTGCCAGAGAAGGAGGTACATTAGCTGGTAATAGGATGCGTAACTTTATAAACCCAAATAACCACACTAATGCCGCTGGTAATATATCCTTAGGTTATACCGCTCTAGCTTTTGAATCTTCTATTAATTACGACGCTGGTGAATCCATAACGACAACACAAGGGTCATGGCAATTCTTCTACAAGGAAGGTGCTTTTATATGTGATGATGGGTATATACCTAGTGGAATGGGTTGGGACACAACTAGTAGTACTGGTGGAGAGTTTATTTTACACGCAATAGCTTACCAATATGAAGGTATAAACTTTGAACCCAGCAACAATCCAAATACTAGTGATGTTTTATCGTACGATGGCAGTAATATGGCTTGGACTACTGCTGGTGGTGGTGGAACTTTAGACAGTTTAACTGATACAGATATAACAACACTCTCCAATGATGACACGTTAACCTGGAACGGTACAGACTGGGTTAATACCACTGGACCAGTTGATGGTACTAATGGGGTGTCACCTATAGCATTAATGATGACTAATTCAAACCATAGTATACCAGTGAATAGTTCTGGTGGGAATGGTAATTACGTAGGTAGTGGCACGGATATATCAGTGTTTTCTGGTGGCTCAGCTATTGCTACGGGTACAAGCGACAACGAATGGGCTATAACAGCTACGACTATAAACCCGGCTGGTGATATAACCATAGGGGCACAAAGTGCTAACGGAGCTAATGGTAGGAGTTTCGATGACCACTCTAGTATGACCGCTGATGCTGTTACTATAAACTACGAGATAACTATCTACAGACCTGGTGTTAATCAGGTCACGTCAGTTACACAAAGTTTATCAAAACAATACCAAGGTACGGACGGTGGTATAACTACAGCCTTCACTACTATGCATAATAATGTCGTAGATAAGGAAATACTAACAAATGCAGATGCAGCAGCTACTGCTTTAGATAGAATTCAAACAGGGTTAGATAGAGTTCAAACCGTAGCGGATGCAGCAGCCACCGCTCTGGATAGGATTCAAACTATTTCTGATGTGTCTGCGAGTGCACTTTCGGCTGGTGCTGCTACTACGTACGCAGGTATTTCTAACACAGCTAAAGATGCTTCTGTGGTTGCTAAAGATGCCTCCGTAACCGCTAAGGATGCTTCGGTCACAGCTAAAGATGATTCTGTTACGGCTAAAGATTCAGCTGAAGATGCTCAAGTAGCAGCAGAAAGTGCTAGGGATTTAAGCGTAACAGCTAAGGATAATAGTATAACAGCTAAAGACGCTTCTGTGGCTGCTAAAGATGCTTCCGTGACTGCAAAAGACGACTCAGTTACAGCTAAAAACGATTCAGTTACAGCTAAGAATGCTGCAGAGGCAGCTGAGGTTGCAGCTGAAGGTTTTCGCGATGAGATAACTGGCATGACCACCAATACCTCTACGGTGGCTGTTGGTGGGAATGCTACATCATCGTATAGTTCTGGCGTTCTTAGTTTAGGTCTACCTACTGGGGCTGATGGAGCGGATGGTAGTGATCTAACAAAGCAAGAGCTATTAAATATAATAGCAGATGGTACAGTTAGTAGTACTTCAATACCAACTACACACTTACAAAGCGATTCGAACAAGCAAGATAATTTAAGTATATCAAGTTTTGAAGACGATCACACTAAAATTACCGCAGCTAACACCGCTGTAGCAGTATCCGGGGCAGCAATAGCAGCTAAGATTGGTTTAATAGAAGCTGTGGATTTAAAAGCTACCACCGCAACTACTGGTCATGTCTTAAAGGCTACAGCCGCTGGTGGTACAGAGTGGGGTGCTAGCAGTTCTGGTGGTTCTACTACTGTCTCAGGCTTAACAGACACGAATATAGGGACTAAGACTATTGGTGATATGTTGAGGTGGAACGGCACAAAGTGGGTTAACACAAGGACTCTAACATCCTTAGTAAATGTTAGTTCCTCAACCGGGAATTTTGCCGAACTACGGTCTGGACCAATAAATCAAGAGGCTTGGAAGCTACGTACTATAACCGGTACAGAGAAGTATTTGCAAATCGAAAGTGAAGGGGATCTTGTCCTTCACTTAGATTATAATAACAATGCTACTAGTGATAAGCAGTTTAAGATACTCAACGGACCTGGACAACAGGTTTGGGGTGTAGATGAATCAGGTAATATACGATCTGATGCAAAGATAAAGAATGCTAATGGTGATGAGAGGATTGATCCAAACCACTCTAATGGTGTTAGGCTTTCGACTCACGCAGATATAGTTGGTAATATAACCCTAACTGGGACAGTGGATGGAGTTAACGTAGCCTCGAGAGATGCAGTACTAACATCGACTACTGCTACGGCTGGAGCTGCACTACCCAAGGGTGGTGGGACTATAACTGGGAATTTAAGTATGGATAATTCTGGTGTCAGTAAATCTACCATAGTCAATAATAGCACCACAGTTAATAGAACTCTCAATATACCTGACGTATCAGGTACCATAGCTACAACAAATAAAGTTATAGATACTAAAGTTGCTGCATACCACTCGAGTTACGTAAATACAGGGTACTATGCTACGCTAAGTGGTGCTAGTACCAGTGAAAGCACTAGTCTATCAGCTTCATCCTACACTAGTATATTTGTAGTACCATTCGATGGTAGAGTGTCTAGGATTGCATCATACTGCTCTAGTAGTTACTCTAAGAGCACTAAGTTAGAGATGTACATAGATGGTGACGATAGTAACTTGACTACAGATCAAAGAGGTACTGATGTTAACTCTGGTACTTACACAAAGAAATTCACGGTTGATTGCTCTGCTGACTGGACTTTTAGTAAAGGAGAAACAATAGCCATAAGGAGAACGGATACTTCCGCAGTTTGGGCTACTAGTATGACAGTAGTTCTTGAATATGATACAACAACATAAGATATGCCATTAGATACAGCAAAACAAGAAGACATGTTCGCCATAGGTAGTGGTGACGGAGAGATAACTGAAGAGAGGGAAACTTATATCAAAGGTAGGTTTGATAGTAACGATTACCTAGTAGATGAGGATTCCTTCGAAACACTAGCACCTATAATACATCAAATGCAGATGATGTCTAAAGAACTAAGCGAGATACGTAGGTACTTAGAAGCTGAAGTTGGAGATGGAGCTAAAGGTGAAAGTGGGAATACTGGAGCTAGAGGTGCTACTGGAGCAAGAGGTGCAACGGGAAGTCAAGGAGCTACAGGGTCTGTACCTGAAATGAGGGGTCTTAATGGTAATTCCATACCAACAAGAGCCCCAAAGAAAGGATCAGGTGATCTTTGGAATGATAGAGGAATAGTAAAAATAGGATAAAGATATGGCTAAATATACTAATATAAACGGGGGATCTGCAACTATAGTAGATATAGATACTAATAATACTGGACAGCAATACGCTGGTAACATATCTAGCATTAGTATATGTAATAACAGTACTAATGAAGCTGTTGTAACACTGAGGCTTTATGCTCATGATACTTCAACCACCCTTGATAACGTTTTTATGCTGAGGGGCGTTAAAGTACCGTTTGGAGTAACATTGATATTAGATCATGATATATCATTCGATGTTAGTAAATACCACTTAGTCCTGGAAAATGCTGGAACAGCTCCAAGTGTAACCGTTATAATTAAATAATATGAGATTAAGTAAAAACTTTTTACTATCAGAAATCACTCAAAGCAATACTGCTAAGAGGTTAGGTATAGACAATAAACCAGATGATAAGCACTTACAGAATCTGCAAAGGATTATTACTGTTCTTATACAGCCTATTCGTGACGCTCTTGGTCCTATCAGGATCAGTAGTGGTTATCGCAACCCCTCGCTTAATCGCACTATTGGTGGTAGCACTAAAAGTCAGCATTGTAAAGGCGAAGCTCTTGATATTCAGTTTTGGAAGAATGGTAAAATGTGTAACGAAGAAGTTTACAAGTATATTCTAGATTCGAATATGGAATATGATCAGATGATTAATGAATTTGACTTCTCCTGGATACACTTATCTATTAAGGAAGATGGTAATAGAAACCAAACATTAGAAGCATTTAAAGACGAGGACGGGGACACTAAGTATAGGTATGCTAGTGTTTAATATTAACTAACTTATTTTATTATATTGGATAACAAGCAGAAGAGAACTCCTAAGGGAGACGTTAAATTTAATATTAGTTTATCAGAAGAACAGAGAGAAGCTAAAGCTGAAATGTTAAATCATGCATTTAGCTTTGTAGTAGGTAAAGCAGGTAGTGGTAAGACATTATTAGCTGTACAAGTCGCTCTTGACATGTTCTTTAAACGAGAGTACAATAAGATTATAATTACCAGACCAACTATTGCAACTGAAGACAACGGGTTTTTACCTGGAGATGAGAAAGACAAGTTAGAACCTTGGCTAGTACCTATTATGTCTA